GCCGCCAGTGCGGGGATTGCCAACGAAAAAGCGCAGGTCATCGTTGGGGTCCTGAAAGCGGGTGACGATGTTCTGGCGCTCTTCTGCCTCCGTGTCACCGAAGTAGGTGGCCACGCTGGTCATGCCGTATTCCTTCTGGATCGCGTGCTTGATCTTCTCGATATCCTTGCGGTAGTTGGCCCAGATGATCACCTTGCTACTGGTCTCTGACAGGCATCCCATAAGCTCCGTAATCCGGTTGGACGGCAGGTCAAACTCTTGGCCATCATCGAACTTGCCGTGGCCACAAACGATCTGGTGCAGCCGCATCAGCTGGGTCAGGGCATTGTTGGTCGACATAAGATCGCCGCCTATCTGAGCCAGTGCCATGAGCTTCATCTGGTCATAGGCTTTCTTCTGCTCGTCAGTGAGTTCTACGTCCCTGCGGGTGTAGACCTTGTCGGGCAGGTCCAAGCACTCCTCCTTGGTCACTCGAAAGGCGAACGAATCAAGCTTTTCCTGCAGTTCGTCCAGCCGGCGGTAGCCTACGATTTGTTTGAAGGTGTGGGTAGGCAGCCTGCGCTCAATGAGGATTGCATATCGGGCCTGAAAGGCGTAGTAGCTGCTGGCGTTCAGGCAATCAGGGCCCAAGAATTCGCATTGGGAATACAGGTCCAGTGGGCTCTTTGTCACGGGGGATCCAGTGGCAATTCTCCTGTACCGCGCATCACGGCCCACCTTGATGATGGCCTTGGTTCTTTTGGCCGATGGGGTCTTAATGGTCGTACACTCGTCGATAGCCATGAAGGCATTCGTCACGCGCAGGAACGTCCGGGCGAAAGAGGTGCCTTTTTCTGTGCTGAATGCTTCGATGTTCATGATCAGGATCCGCAGGTCATCTACTGCGTTGAGCATGGTCTCCATCTCCATCTTCTCCGCCTTGCGCGGATTGGGCGACCAGCAGGCCATCTTGCTGGAAATGTGATCGGGCATGTGCTTTGGCAACTCGGATCTGTACCAGTTGCGGTACACACCTTTAGGCGCTACGATGAGCATCGCGTTGATCTTGCCCTTGTCGTACAGCATCGAAGCATTGTTGATAAGCATGAAGCTTTTCCCAGTGCCCATCTCGGCAAACAGGGCGACTTCTTTGTCCTCCCAGAAGCGTTCGAGATACGCTGCTTGGTGATCAAAGGGCTTGTTTTTGAACGGATACCGCTCGAGGAACAGGTCTGACATAAATTTCTTTCTCACTTTCTGGTTGCAGGTGTTGACAACCTGAAATTCTATTGTACACTCAAAGCACGCACAAAGAAAGGATAGCGTAATTATGAACAAAGTTTATGTAGTTCAAGAGATGCCCAACCATGACATTGCCTCGGCAATGAGGTTTGGCGAGATGGATATCTTGCTCCCATCCAACACCCAAATTGCTTTCTCCACAGTCCCGACGGTTCGTCGGCTGCGGCGCAAGTTGAGGGAGTACGGGGACAACGATTTCCTGTTGTTGACAGGTGACCCTGTGGCTATCGGCTTGGCCTGCGCGATAGCTGCTTTCTATAACTCTGGCCGATACACCGCCTTAAAATGGGACCGCCGCGAGCGGATGTACATCCCAGTTAAGATTGACATAACCGAGAAAGGAGAAAGTGATGAGTGATATCAATTCCATGTTCGAGGACGACGCAGGAGCGTTGACCGTCAAGAACGAAGACCTCACCTCTGTGGGTGCTTTGGCCAAACGGGCCAAGGAACTTGAAAAAGAGATCGATGAACTTGACGCATCTCTCAAGGAACGTAAAGAGCAGCAGCGCAAGCTTTTGGAAGAAGCCATTCCCGGCATGCTTGCAGAGCTGGGCATGTCGTCCTTCAAGATGGCTGACGGCAGCCAGATCGACATCAAACCCTTTTACAGCGCCAGCATCAAAGAAGAAAACCGTGCCCAAGCCTTCGAGTGGCTGCGCAAACACGGGTTCGACGACATCATCAAGAATACAGTGTCCGTTCGTTTTGGTCGTGGTGAAGACGACCTTTGCGACACACTCCTAAACCATCTGCGTGAGCAAAACTATCCGGTTGAGCAAGCGCAGAAGGTCGAGCCCCAAACCCTCAAGGCTTGGGTGCGCGAACAGGTGGAACGCGGTAACGAGTTCCCCACAGAGCTTTTCGGCGCATACGTGGGCCAAAAAGCGACCATCAAATCAGCATGAACCAAGGAAATTAATCATGGAACAAAGCATAAGTTTTGGGGAAAAAGCAGTTGGGCGGTCAGCCAGTCCGGTAGTAGAAAACAGAGAAGTTGATGAGATAAAACTCACCTTAGCAAACTTCATCGATGACCTGAACGATCTGCGCGATGAGTCTGAAAGCCCTGAAGTCAAGCGCATGTTAAGTCTTGCGATCATCGATCTCCAGACTGCGGGGATGTGGGCAGTCAAAGCAGTAACGTGGCAAGTTTAATTTAATCAAGGAAACAGAATCATGAGTAAGAACCAAGTAGCAGTGCCAGAAAACAAATCCACCGCCCTCGCACTGCAGGGTGATTTCGAGCAGGACGCAGCAAGTGGTTTTGAAGGTATGGGTCAGGAAGACTTTGCGCTTCCGTTCCTGCGCCTGCTGACCAACACATCCCCTGAAGTAGGTGAAGTTGAAGGTGCCCTCCCCGGCATGATCTACAACACCGTCACAGGTGAGTTGCATGACGGCAAGAAGGGCATCACTGTCATTCCTACCAACTACATTCGTCAGTACATTGAGTGGGCACCACGCGGCTCCGGCAGCGGCGCTCCAATCACGATCTATCCTGCGACCAGCGATATCCTCACGCACACTCACCGCGAGCCGGGCGATAACAAGGACTATCTGGACAACGGCAACTATATCGAGAACACGGCCAACCACTACGTGATGGTCATCGGTGAGTCGGGCATGCCTGAGCCGGCTCTCATCAGCATGAAGTCCACCCAGCTGAAGAAAAGCCGCAAGTGGAATTCGATGATGATGTCTACGAAGATGATGGGCAAGAACGGTCCGTTCCAGCCTCCGATGTACAGCCAGCTGTACCGCCTGACCACGCAAGCCGAGTCCAACGACAAGGGCAAATGGTTTGGCTGGGAAGTGGAAAAGATCGGCCCTGTCGAAGACATGAACATCTACCAAGCTGCCAAGTCTTTCGCTACCCAGATCAACTCTGGCGCAGTCAAGGTCAAGCACGAAGGTGAGATGATGCCGGACCAAGGTCCAGCACCGTTCTAATTGAGTTTCGGAGGGAAAGCGGATGCTGGACTGGGTTGCAACCCTGTCGCTACTCGGAACCCCGTGTAGCAAACAGTGCAGCGAGTACCTCCACCTTTTACGGGGCCGAAAGCAGAAGTAGGAAAAGAAGTTCAGAAGCTCGCAAAGCACTCTGTAGCGAGGCGATACCTGATTAATCAGCTGTAACCGTCAGTGAGCACACGCCGATAGCTTTTCCTGCCGACGTAAGTAGGCCCCACCCGTATAGAGAGAATAGATGACCGATATCACACAATTCAAGACGATATTCAGCGGTCTGGATATCGCCTATGGCACTTACAAAATCAAATCGGAGCGTGGAGATGGAAAGCAAGCTGGACAAGCTACTGTCGTTCGCAAGCCGCCAATTGACGAACTATGGACTCGGCACCTCGAAGGGGTCGAACCGTCTCTTGGCATTATTCCTATTCGTGCCGATAACAGTTGCATCTGGGGTTGTATCGATATTGACCAATATCCGATTGATCATAAAGGCCTCGTCGAAAAAGTAGCAGCGTTGAAGCTGCCGCTTGTCGTATGCCGCAGCAAATCCGGAGGTGCCCATGTATTCCTGTTCACGAAAGAACCGACTCCTGCGCGTGACTTCCAGCGCTATCTCAAAAATGCTGCGTCACTTCTTGGAGAGGCAGGCCGTGAAATTTTCCCGAAGCAAGCCGAAATCCTCGTCGAGCGAGGAGACACCGGTAACTTCCTCAACCTGCCATATTTCGGTGGCGATGCAGGAACGCGCTACGCATTTAATCCGGATGGTTCAGCAGCGAGCCTCGATGAGTTTTACGCGCTCTACGCAGCGAATGTGCAAGAGCCGGGTTTTGCTTTCCCTGAGCCGCCAAAAGCGCCGGATTCCCCTATCAAGGATGGACCACCATGTCTGCAAACGCTCTGCACGCAGGGCATCCCCGAAGGAGGCAGGAACAATGCTTTATTTAATATTGGGATCTACCTCAAGAAGGCTTTTCCGTCGGGCTGGGAAGATCAGCTCATCGACCATAACTTCAAATATATTTCGCCACCTCTTCCCAACAACGAGGCTCAACTGATCCTCAAGCAGGTTGGCAAAAAAGAGTACCACTACAAGTGCAAAGATGCACCCCTGAATTCGTTTTGCAACAGCGGTCTGTGCCGCACCCGCAAGCACGGCATCGGCAACAAGGGCCCAGACGCACCAGAGGTCTCGGCTCTCTCCAAATACGCCAGCGAGCCGCCCTTGTGGTTCCTCGATGTCAACGGTCACCGCATTGAGCTCGAGACCGACAGCCTGTTCAATCAGATGGCCTTTCAAAAGGCCTGCCTTGAGCGCCTGAACCTGCTGCCACCTACCCTGCGCAAGCAGGATTGGGAGCAGATGCTCAACGCCCTGCTCAAGGAGATGATCGAGACCGAACAGATCGTCGTGGCCAGCGAAGACACCAGCGTCACCGGCCGCTTCTTGGACCTCTTGGAAGAGTTCACCGCCCACATGCAGCAGGCCATGGATCGTGACGAGATCATCATGGGCCGGCCATGGACAGACGACGAGGAAGCCAAGACCTACTTCCGGATGAAGGACCTTGAGGCCCACCTCAAACGCAACAACTTTATTGCCTTGACTGCCCCGAAGATCGCTGCACGGATCAGGGACCTCGGAGGCGAGCCCATGAGCCTGTTCCTCAAGGGCAGGACCATCCGCTGCTGGCGCATCCCCCGCTTTGAAAAGCAGGACGCACCGTTCACCACACAAACCGTACGCACCGAAGGGAGCCCATTTTGACACTCAAGATTGATGGATACGACGACGCAATCATCGGCCCTGCACTGATCTGGGATAGCCACGGCCGAAGGATCTCGGTGCTGGTTTACAGCGCAGAGCAGATCCGCTCGATACTCATGGACCGCGATGGCATGGATGAGGAGGGGGCTCGAGAGTTCATCGAGTTCAACATCGAGGGCGCGTACATGGGCCCGCACACCCCAGTGCTGGTTTGGCAAGATGACATGTACGACGAAGCCGAAGATGACTATTGTCCATAAGGTCTTCGGCCCTCCGGGCAGTGGCAAAACCACCTACCTGCTCAACGTGGTTGACAGGGAACTCACGGATGGGGTTTCACCTGCAAGTATTGGCTACTTTTCTTTCACAAGAAAGGCTGCCAACGAAGCGCGGGACCGTGCTGTCAGCAAATTCCCTGCACTCAACGCCAAGACCGACTTCCCATACTTTCGCACCCTGCACTCGCTGGCCTTCCATGCGCTCAATACGCGCACGGATGACATCATGCAAGCAGAGCACTTTCGGGAGTTTGCAGTGCAGGCCGGCATCGAGCTGACCACTGCCCGCGATGAAGAAGACGCGGTGGTGAAAGCCGACAACCCGATCCTCAACGAGATCAACTTGGCACGCATCCGCGGCATTGATCTCAAAACCCACTACAACCAGTCTGGGCTGGACATTGAGTGGTACCACTTCGAGTTTGTCGAGCGCACCTACCGCCACTACAAACGAAGCCGCAGCCTGCTGGACTTCACCGACCTGCTGGAAATGATCTGCGCCAATCCGGAGCGGCTGCCCATGCTCGAGTGCCTGATCGTGGACGAGGCGCAAGATCTTTCCCGCCTGCAATGGAATCTTGTTGAAGCGCTGGCCTTGCGTTCAAAGCGGGTCTTCATTGCAGGCGACGATGATCAGGCTGTCTTCACTTGGGCCGGTGCCGATGTCAAGAGCTTCCTGTCCTACGGCGGCGAGATCACGGTCCTCAACCAGTCCTACCGCGTTCCCCTGAGCGTTCACCAGCTGGCCGACAACATCGTTCAGCGCATCGGTGAGCGGCAAGAAAAGACGTGGAAAGCACGTGACTTTCAAGGCGGGGTTTTCACGTACTACCGCCACGAAGACGTGCCCGTGGACCAAGGCCAATGGCTGATCATGGCGTCCACCAACTACATGCTCAACCCGATCCATGACTGGCTCAAGTCCATGGGCGTCTTATTCGAGCGTAACGGCGTTCCAAGCCTGCCCGAGGGGGTAGCTAACGCCGTGGTCGATTGGGAGCGCCTGCGCAAGGGCCAAGAGGTCTCAGCCGCATCCCTGCGCAATATCTACCGGCTGCTGGGCACAAATGTGGCCAAAGGCTTTCGTACGCTGCGCGGAATTGATGACAATGCGCTGTACAACATGGAAGCGCTGATCAAGGACCACGGCCTGCTGGTGCAGAGCGTCTGGCATGAGGCGCTGATCAAGATATCGGATGACAAGCGGGAGTACCTGATCGCGCTGCTGCGAAGGGGCACCAAGCTCTCCGAGCCGGTCCGCATCAAGGTCTCCACCATCCACGGGGCCAAGGGCGGGGAGGCTGACAATGTCATGCTGCTCATGGACCTTTCACCGCGGTTTGCCAAAGAGTACGCCACCAATGCCGACAACATTCACCGCCTGTTCTACGTAGGCGTTACACGGGCCAAGCAGACCCTGCATCTGGTCCATCCAAAACAAATAGAAAAAGGCTTTCGGCTATGAGAACTCTCCCAATGTTTCCCGTGAACTCCGAGTGGGTCGCCCCGCAAACTTTCCCCAACTTATCCACAGCCAAAGAGATCGCCATCGATCTGGAGACGTGCGACCCGAACCTCGAGTCCTTCGGGCCCGGCTGGCCAAGAAACGATGGGTATCCTGTAGGATACGCCGTAGCTGTTGACGGCTGGGCCGGATACTTCCCTGTCGCCCATGAGGGCGGCGGCAATCTGGACAAGCGCATGGTCGAGCGCTGGATGAAAGATGTCATGGCCACGCAGGCCGACAAGATCATGCACAACGCAGCGTATGACATCGGGTGGATGCGTGCGGCCGGCATTGACAAAATCAACGGCCGGATCATCGACACCATGCTGGCAGCGCCCGTGCTTGATGAGAACCGCTTCTCCTACAGCCTGAACTCGCTGGGCTTTGACTACCTCAAGGAAGTGAAAAGCGAAGCCGGCTTGAAGCAGGCTGCTGCCGACTTTGGCGTTCACCCCAAGAAGGAGCTGTGGAAGTTGCCGGCCATGTATGTAGGAGAATACGCCGAGCAGGATGCAGCGCTGACGCTCAAGCTCTGGCAGCACTTCAAGGTCAAGCTCAAGCAGGACGAATGCGAATCCATCTTTGACCTCGAGACGCGGGTCTTCCCCGTCCTCTTGGACATGACCAGTCGCGGCATCCGCTTTGATCGTGTCAAGTGCGAGCGCCTCATCGGCCAGTTGCAAAAGCGAGAGGCCGAGATCTACAAGGAGATGCGAAACATGGTTGGCCAGAGCGTAGACATCTGGACCGCCCAAAGCATTGCGCTGGCCTATGACAAACTCAACTTGAGCTACGCCAAGACAGAGGCCGGAGCGCCCAGCTTTACCAAAGGCTTTCTGTACGGCTGCGAGCACCCGATTGCCAAGCTCATCGTGGAGGCCCGAGAAACCAACAAGACCCACAGCACCTTCCTCCAGCCGTACCTCAAGTTCAGCGAGAAGACCGGCCGCATCCACCCCAGCGTGAACCAGTTGCGCTCCGACGATGGCGGCACGATCACCGGTCGGCTGTCCATGGCCAACCCAAACCTGCAGCAAGTGCCCGCCCGACACGAAATCATCGGCCCGATGGTCCGCAGCCTCTTCCTGCCTGAAGAAGGGCAATTGTGGGCATCAAATGACTTCTCGGCCCAAGAACCACGGCTTCTGGTCCACTACGCATCGCTCCTGAGCTTGCCCGGATCTGAGGACATGGTCGATGCCTACAAGAACAACCCCAACACCGACTTCCACCAGATGGTCGCAGACATGGCTGGGATCAAGCGTAAGGCCGCCAAAACGATTGGTCTGGGGCTCATGTATGGGATGGGCAAAACCAAGCTTGCAGCGCAGCTGGATCTGGACATTGGCGAGGCCTCCGCGCTCATCGAAAAGTTTCACCAGAATGTGCCGTTCCTCAAGGGCACGATCAACGCCGTCATGAAGCGGGTTGAGCACCCCGCCTCGGGCGGCTCCATCCGCACGCTGCTGGGACGCAAATGCCGGTTCCCACTTTGGGAGCCGATGGAGTGGGGCGTCAACAAGGCGCTGCCCTATGAGCAGGCAGTCATTGCTTACGGCTCAAGGATCAAGCGGGCAGGCACCTACAAGGCCGTCAACAAGCTTATTCAGGGGTCAGCCGCAGATCAGGTGAAGATGGCCATGATCAAGCTCAGAGAAGCCGGCTTTGAATCCATGCTGCAAGTGCATGATGAACTGGCCCTGAGCGTGAACAACCGCGAAGAAGCGTTGGCAGCAGCAGAGATCATGACCAAGGCGGTGAGCTTAGAGGTGCCCAGCCGGTGTGATGTGGAGATCGGCCCCAGTTGGGGTGAGGCGAAGTAAGGCAAAAGAAAAGGGCCCCGCGGGGCCCTTTTTACTGGAACAAAGACTTGATCTTCTGCCAGAGGGTTTTTGCTTCCTCCGGCTTTTGATCAAACAGATCCTGCTGCAACTGCGAGAACTTGTATTCTCCCGAGCCCTTGCCAGCGACAAGCTCAACACCGACGATGGACCGCGCAGCAAGGGACAGGCCGGCCTTGCGGATCATGGCGCTGCTCATGTTCACTGTCTTTGCAATCTCGCTGGTCTTGCCGGAGGTGTGCAAGCGCAGGTAGGACTGCAATGCCGACTGCGCCAACTGCGACTTGGTCATCTGGGTGTTGTTCATTTCAGGCCTTCCAATTCAATGAGCAGATCGACTTCATGCTTGATCTTCTCCAGATCGCGCAGACCATCCTTGCTGCGCCAGCGGCTGATGCGCTTGACGATACAGCCTTCGAGGAATGAGAGGTTGTTGGCAGTGATGAATTGCACCGGCTGGATCTTCATGCTCTTGTAGTGGTCGCCTGAGACCTGCACGTTCAGAGCGTTAACAGGGATAGGGACTTCAGAGGGAAAGTTTCCTTCCTCATCTTCGACCTCGGCAGGAAGCATGGGCATTGGAAGCAGGGAAGGGACTATTTTTTCCAATTCCACTCGGTAGGCGCGTGGGGACGGAAAGGGGTGTTCCCACTCCATCCTCTCTTCTTTTACCTTCTTTATCACCGTGTAAGCGTAGGGGAACGACACGTCAAAGCTTTTGACGATGGTCGCAGCCTTCGCAGCAGGATGTTTGGCCAAGTAATCACGAATGGCTTGGGTTTTACTTTTCGCAGTCTTTGTTCTCATAGCAGTGCATCCTCGTAGTCTGGTTTTGGTTGGGGAATAGTCCGGTTCAGCTGCTCCAGCAGCGCACCTTCAACACGGGTAAAAGGCCACCACTTACGCACATCGTCCTGCGTCAGTGGGACCAGTGAATCTTCTTTCATGCTTTCTCCAAAATGCGTCTTGCGCGTTTATTTCTAATCACCTCGTAGACAAGCTCCAAGGCCCGCTCTACTTCCTGCACCGTGCAAGCATCCAACTGTGCATCGTGTACCTCCATTGCCAGATTGAGCGCCTGCAATTGCGGACCGCTGACCACGAACCTCATGTCGCGGCTCACGCCCTTTCGGGCGACCTCCAGCATTGCATCCTGAGCAACAGAGACCTCGTCTGCCCAATCACGGCCCTTGCCCATCAGGCACAAAGCTTCCGTCATGTTCAGCACGCCAATGACCTTGTCGATGTCTTCGCGGCTGGCCACACCCAAACGAATATTGTTCAGGCAGTCATGATTCTTGATGCGCAGATTCGTAGCAGCAGAGACCTTGGTCATGGGCGTGATGCCGGCCTTTACAAACGACATGTTGTCCAGCCGGATGGGACGCGGCACGTAGCGGGATTTCTTCTTCACTTCTTCGCTCTCTTCGCTTTTTCTCCAGCACCGCTGTAGACGTTAAAAGTCTTCGGCTTCAGTTCAATCATCAGGGATGTTTTACTGCTGATTCCCACCGTTCCGTAGGCCGGCTCCCCCTCACGGAGGCGCTCGACAGCCTTGGTCGAAGCAATGCTTCTTTTCCTCGAGGTATTGTTCTCATCGCGTTTCTCACCGCGGCGTTCCCGCTCCTCATCGGTGAAGCGTTTCCAATCAAAAGCATTGGCGGGCTGGGGGGCTATATCTTTCAAGATAAAACAGTCTCTCTTGTAGTCGTACTGAAGAAGGTCAATCATTATCTACCTCCTCAGAAATCTCTTCAACGCAAACTTCACCCGGGTCATACCCGATGTCTTGATAGACAAAATAGTAGACATCTTCCAAGGACTCAGCCTCGATTTCGTACTCATCACGCCGACCAGAATCGTAGTTCACAAAAACATAAAAATTCTTCATTCTTCTTTCCTTTTCTTTGGTAGGGGACACCAGTGTGTCCAAAAATCATCGCCGTTGTAGCTGCCGTAGTGAGCAACACCGCCCTTGCCTAAAAGCTGAAGCTTCACGGCCCGCGGGGTGTCCTTGTCAATCGGTATCCAGAACGTGTCTGTGGATACCGCCACGGTCTTTGCAGCGTTCAGGGTATGGGTGGGTGCTGTCTCTCCAGCAGTCACGCATTTGCCGCCCGCGTTTGGCGTACTTACCGACCCACTTGGAAATCCGTGAAAAGCCTTGGGGTCGGCTGCAATTGGCGGTGTGCATGTGTGAACCAGTGT